GGGCTTCCAGGCGAGCGAGCTTTTCGGCTGCAATGGCAGCCTGTTCCTCATTCCATTTCCGCAGATTCTCGGCCTCTTCTTCGTCCTGAATTCGCTTGCGGCGGATGGACTCAAGTCGTGTAGCTTCCGCCTGCTGTTTGCGGAGTTCTTCGCGTTCTGCTTCCATTGCCTTGCGTTGTTCCGCCAAGGCGGCTTCGTCAGCAAGTCGTTGCTTCTCCATTTCTCCGGCCCGGATGCGGAGTTCCTCGGCCTGTCGAATTCGTTCCTTCTCTTCCCCTGCCCTGCGATCGTCTACTGCCTTCTTTGCGATTCGGTAATCATGCTCAAACTGCTCATCGGTCAACTGGCCGACACGTTCAACAGATCCAATCGCAACGCCAAGTGCTTCCATTCTTGCAATACGGTTTTGCGTCTTCAGCTTTGCTGCTTCTTCAGCCGCCATCTTCGCGGCCAGTTCTTCGCGTTCCTTGCGTTGCTTCGCCTCAAACTCTTCAGCAATGCGTTTCTCTTCAGCAATGACAGCGGCCTGCTCTGCAGCGGCTTTCTTTGCCTTGGAAAACCACCACATCCATTCATCGTCGGGAAGCTCTACCGCGACCCAATCGAGAGGAATTCTTTCAGCCACCATGTCGTTGATGCGGCTTTGCTTCTTTGCGACTCTCTCCGCTTCCTTTGCAGCCTTCTCGGCTTTCTCGACAGCGTCAAAGGCGTCGCGTTCGGCCTTCAATTTTGACTCAATCTCTTTGACCTTTGATTTCAACTGCGTTGCAATTGAGTCAACGGTTTTGCCGTAATCGATGGCCGCTCTCTTTAGGTCTTCGCGCTTTGTTTCAATCGCTGCGTGAAGCTTCTTGACGAACTTGTGAGCCTCTTCAACCTGTCCGATTCCAGCCTCTGCCACGGTCAAAAGACCATAGGGCAAAACCTGCTCAATCATCGCATTAAATGTCGACAGCTCCTGAACGGCCCTGTCTGTCATCGTGAGTTCTTGTGTTTGCACTTGTTTCTCCTGTTCGTAAATTCCGCTGTGGTCAATCGTTGTTCTGCCCATCTGCATTTCCTCCGTCGACGAAAAAGGCGCGGAGGTTGCCCCGCGCCTATGCTGTTGAGACTACCAGCCAGCAGGCTTGCCAGCGGTTGCTGTCTTTTCCGCTGGAGCAGATGACGACGCGGGAAGGCAGGCCTTGTAGCCCTTCACTTCGTTCTGGTTGTTGCCGTTGTATTCCTTCACGGCCAGTTTGATCATCAGCGGTTTCATGTGCAGGGCTGAAGAGTCCGGAGGCTTCGGAATGTTCAGTGCCTCGCAAACCTTCTTAAACTGCTGCTGAGCAATCGTCGTTGCCTCTGGATTCTTGTTCCACAGGTTGAACCGATCGATCACGGTTCGATTCTTAAACGGCCCGTCGACGATCTGCAGTTTGACCTGCAACAACTCGCTCGCCCCGTCCTTCGTTTTCTTGCGTTCGCTCTCAGTCATAACAGCCCGATACTCGCCCGCAGGCAAAGCCTCGAATTCGCTGTCCTTAACCTGCGTTGCGTCATACCCACCTAAATCAGCCATCTCAATTACCTTTCAAAACTTCAGTAGGAACAAAAAACTCTGCATACTTCTCGAACGAAAACTCAACCATTTCTTCCGGCATGTTCAAACGGTTCTTCGCACTGACACCCGCCGTTGGCTGCGTCCTGACAAAACGCTCGCTGCCACCCGCCGCGATGTTTCGAGTGCGATTAAATCCGGTGTCTTCTTTGACTGCGTAAGTTCGGAACGATCCGAAGAAAACTTCCTGACACCAATCGCAAAGGAGATCACGAGCGAACTCACAGACGGACGGCTCCCAGCGTTCGTACGATGGTGCATCCGGCGGAGTAATCTTCACGGCTTCACTGTGTGCCAGCAGAATGATTCCCAGCCCGCGTTCTGTGTGCAGCCAGTCCAGTTGGAACTTAATCTTGTCCCACATCGCTTCAATGAACTTGTTGCCCTTGCCGTACGAAAACTTGTCGTCGGCCATGCTTTCAACGTTCTTTTCTTTGCAGATCTGCTTTTCGATGATCCGCTGCAAAGCGTCGATCGTATCAATTGCAATCCAGCGATAGGGAAACTCACCTTTGGCCGCCGCTGTGTCGCAATGCAACCAGAATTCCTGCCACTCATCCCACGTTCGAATCGGTGGCGTCTTGTCCATGTCGACGTCTCGATCGTCTTCGAGATTCGCAAGCAACGCCCCGCCAAATGCCTGCGAAGCAAACGGGGTCTTTCCGATAAAGTTCGTCCCATGAAACAGGACGCGACGTGGTCCGCCCTGTTTACCTTTCAAGATCTTCACTGCTCTTTTCTCCGCTCTAAATGACACTCAGAACACAACACTCTTAAACCATCCGATTCGCAGAACAGCCGATCAGCGAAAACGCTCAGGTCGGCAAATGATTTCAATGAGCCACATGGCTCGATGTGATCGACCTCAACCTCTTTTCGTGCAAACCATTGGTCGCAACGTTCGCATAGAAATTCCCACTTCAGCCTTTTATTGTCGCTCTGGCTTTTGCGTTTCACTCGCTCTAGTGCATGACGAACAAGCGGAGGCCATCGACGTGACAACTGACGAAGACCGGAGCGGATGAATCCCCAGAACGCGGCTTCGGTCCATTCACCACCGGCGCGAGTTCTCGGGACTCTGTCGGTCTTCGCTTTGCGGCTCATCCCTGCCCCCTCAATACGCCGCGACCACCTGGCAACATCCGAGTCGAACATTGCCGAATCTGCGAAGGCCGATGCAGCCCTTTGTTCTGCGGAAGATCAGGCCGTTCCATGCGGATCATTTCCGCCAGCCCGATCGTTGTTTCAGTGCCCCAAATCTCTTCCAATGATGGATCTCTAGTCATTGGCTTGTGACCTGTTGGAGCGTGCAGCCTGTTTGATTTCTTCCCGGCTTTCTTGCGTCGTGTCATTGCACTTTTCTCCGCATGAGTTCGCCGGGGAGTCGCTCACCAATTCGAATCACTGGCACGAGCGGAGCAACTGGAAACGCCTCTGGGTTGAAGCCTGTTTCCTGAATCGCGTCGTGAATTTACTTGCGATCGATCCGCACGTTTTTCGATGCTGTGAAGCCGAGCCGTGCGTGATTAGTTCCAATAGTGTCGACCAACTTCACGACGATTGTTTCTTCTCCGACCGTGATAATGATTTCTTCCGATACAGCACGCCGAAGCACTAGCATTTTGAAGTCCTTTCATTGAGAACAAAACCTGCGAACAGTCTCGGCGTTACTGCTGAAAACGCCGAACTCTTGATGACTGTCCGCAGGAGTAAGATTCAGAGCCTGCCGCGCCTTCATTGGCTTGCGGGGGCCAGCCGTTGAAAATCAGTTTTCAATGCAGCAGGCTCTGAGGGAGATTCGCCCGCCGCCGTTGACAGCGGGCCGGACAGAAACGATCTGCCCGTTCCGATTTAATCCGGTGAGCCCTCGCTCTCGCCGGTTAGTATGTTGGCGGGTAGTTGTCCCGCGCCCACTTGTTTCCACGCTTGATCTGGCTTCGCTCGTCAGCGAGTTGCGATGATCCGGCAGCGAACCACGCCAATACGATCAGCAGAGCTGTTGCGATGATTTCATTTAGCATGTGCGAGTCTCCTTTGCTTGACATACACACTACGAGCGAACTCAATCTTTGACTTTGCGACTTCTCTCCGAAGACATCCGCACGATTTGCAATTACCGCTGACGATTCGATGTCTAAGCGTCACGACGTATTGGCCGCATTCACACCGGCACTTGTAAACGTGTTTACCGCCGCTTGTTTTTGTTGCTCCGACTGTGCCGATTTTCTTTAGGACGGTAAGCCTTGATCCTGCTGCGGGGATTGGTGGCGTTTCAATTTTTGGACGTCCTGTCATGCCTGCTCCTTTGCTTTGAACAACTGCCCGCCGTCTCGGGCTTCCTCTAACATCACGCACAGGTCTTCGTTCCGCTTGATCTCGTCAGCCCTCTTGCGGAAGTTGCTAAGCCTCTTCGCGAACTCAATGCGATCGACTTTCAAGTCACTGCAAAACCGATTGCAGCACGCTTCAGCCAATTCGCTACTTGTCATTGGCTGCCCGTGTTCGCGGAGAACTTCCAGGCATTGAAGTTGGCGGGCTGTCACTGTTGGCTGGATTCGTTCGGCTGCTTTGTGCGATGTAATTGGATCGCTGTGGCGTGCGATTGGGGCTGTTGCTTCGGGACAGTCGAAGAGGGTTAGCTGGCTCATGTCGCAACCTCCTCAAGTTCTGCAAACAAACTCGACTGATGAACCGCAGAATGCTGACGTGTTGCCAGGTCGAGATTCTTCAATGCCTGCTTGTGGTACTCGGTCTTTAGTTCGCACCCATAAAAACGCCGCTTGTCGTAGATCGCTCGTTTCGTCTTTGGCGATGTTCCACCGAGCGAAACAAAGCCTTCTGATCCGATGCCAGCAAACGGACTAAATACAATTTCACCAGGATTTGAGTACAACAAAACACATCGGCGAATCACTTCCAATTGCAGCGGGCAAATGTGCCGCGTGTCGTCGTCTGACTTCGCCGCCGCCGTGTTGAGAGTGTCAGTCTCATGCACGTCATCCCAGCAGCCCTCAGCCCATGCGATCCAATCGTTCCGGCTGACCTGATCTTTGGCGTCGATTGGCGTTGCGTTCTCGCCTGGTTTGCGAAACTTGATCAGGTAGTCTTGGAGCGTGCCGCGTTGCTTTGAGCGATCACTTTCGAGGCCGGAAAACTGCAGTTCTCGTGAACGTGTTCGGATAGCCTGACTCTGAGGATTCTTGCGAACACTCCAATCGTATTCATAAACCAGACCAGCACGCTCACCGAGCCGAATGTTGGTTCCTCGGAAGTCGCACAGGCCGACGCCGCCTGATCGCTTCATTCGTGGGATCTGGCAGACATGGACAATCGCCGCTCTGCCTGGCTTCAGAACTCGCATCAAACCATTAAACATGAACGACAAATGCACGGATGCTTCCATTCCCATTGAGTCGACATTCCCGATGTCGCCCTCCGCGTCACTGTAAGCGTAAAGCGAAGGAAACGGAGGACTAAACACTGCAAAGTCGACCGAGTCTTCCGGCATGTCTTCCAGCATGTGCGGAATGCAATCGCCGTGATGGACGTTGTATTGTTCTTCATTAGACAACAGCATTTTTGGCTCTTTCTGTAAGTCGTTTGTGTTCGCGAATCAACAGGCAGTAGATAAACCCGAATGCGTGATCTCTTGACACAAACACATTTTCAGGAGTGACTAAATCGCGAGGGTCAGTGCGATATAGGTTTCGGATCGCCGGGTAATACTCCGGCATGATCGTGTGATCGATCTGCTCTAAGATTTCGATATAAATCAGGCAGAAGTTAGTCGACGAAACAAGCATGGCCCATCTCCTTGAAAAGTGCTTCCTGCTCTTCTGTGTCCTGTTGAACTCGACCGGCTTTGCGCAGCACGTTGTCGACAAACGGCGATTCCAGTTCTGTCACTGGAATATGGACATTGAGAGGCTTCGTGGAACCGATACGATTTGATCGCTTGACGGCCTGATAGAACTCCTCGTATGAGTCCTTTATGCCGCTGAATATCTGCCGAGTGCATACCTGTAGATTTAGGCCGAAACCAAGAATCTTTGGCTTCGTGATCAGCACTTTGACGCGGCCTGACTTAAACGCATCAACCGCTTCTTCTCGATCTGACTCTTTAGTATCACCAGACACGCTGACGGCTTCAGGAAATAGCTTTTCCATCCGCTCTTGCTCATCGTTGTAATGGCACCAAATGATTGTGCTTTCATCGGGCCAGCTTTCGACCTGCGCCCGAATGAATGCAGGCTTTAGCGATGCGATGCCGCCCTTGCCTTTTGCGATCTGCGACAGTTTGCCGCGGTCGCCTATGCCGCCGATATTGTTCGTGATCAGCGAGCCAGTTACAGCCTGAGCAGCCTTGCGTTGCTCATCAGTCAGGTCGATGTGGTCGATGTGGATGTTGATCGGCGGAGTGACTCCGACATTATCCTTCCAGCCGTAGGTGGCCGGATTCGTCAAGAAGATCGACCAATCAGCCAGTGAACGATAGAACGGCTTTAATGCGTGCGGCTTAAGTTCCCATCGATTTTGAGTCTCGCCGCGATTGATGAAGTAGGTGGCAAGAAACTCATTGACGGTCTTCGCACGGTCCAACAGCACAGCATGATTTGCGAACTCGATTCGATCGTTCGGGGCTGGCGTTCCAGTGCAGCAGAGTTTCCAATCAAGCCCCCGGCCCAATTCAATCAGCCGCGTCCCCCATGCACCGTAATGACTTTTGAGCATGGATGATTCGTCAAGAATCAGGCCGGTCAGTTTTCCCGGCGTGAGATCTTCGCGAATCGCTTCGTAGTTCGTGATTCCGATCTGCGGCCCATTGCTAGTAGTCAGCCATTCCTGCACATCAGCGGCTTTCACTCGACCGATCGGGAATGTTTCGCCGTACCATCGCAAAGCCTCTTCAACCGTCTGACGGCAAACCATCAATGGCGAGACGATCAGGACTTTGCCTTTTGTTTGCTCAGCACAATGGCGAGCAAACTCCAGCAGCATCAGAGTTTTGCCAAGTCCGCAGTCTGCGAAAATAGCATACTTGCGACGTTCAACAGCGATCCGAACAATGTCTGCCTGGTAGTCAAACAGGTTGACGGCCGGAGTGTATTTCTTGCCGGTCTTTCGCTTTGACTTTACGCCAATCAGCGAGGCGTATTCGTCCGGGATGATTGCTGCCGA